TGGAACAACGTCAACAACTACACCAATTGTTCAAAATAGTGCGGCTGCGGCAATTGCATTTAAGACAAACTCAGCAATAAGCGCAGTAACTCAATTTAACATAAACCACACAGCCACCGCCGTTAACTATGTACAAGTAGCGGGTGCGGCTACCGGAGGAAATCCAGCAATTACGGCGCAAGGTAGTGATGCCGCTATAAATTTAGTTTTTTCATCAAAATCCACTTCATCTATTTATTTTTACACTAATACTTTAAGTACCAACTCAAGACATCTTGATATTATTCACACAGGTACTGTCGTGAACCGATTTCAAATTACAGGTTCTCAAACCGGAAACCCTGTTGTTTTGGGTGTTAATGGTAATGATGCCAATATTGACATAACTCTAACACCAAAGGGCACAGGTCGTGTCAACATTACGACCAGTATTAAGCCAAAGGTAAACAGCGCAGCAAACGTCACATCACCGCTGGCTTGGGATAGTACATCTTTTGACGAATACGCAATAACTGCCTTGGCAAATGCTCTGACGATCAATGCCGATGCAAATGCCTCCCCCGCTGACGGCCAACGAATGATGTTCAGGTTCAAGGACAACGGCACTGCTCGCGCTTTGACTTGGACAACAGGTTCAACCAATTCATTCCGTGTTGTTGGCGTCACCCTGCCCACGACCACCGTGGCCTCAAAGTTGGTATATATTGGCTGTATATACAACGCCGCTGATTCCCGTTGGGATGCGGTAGCCGTGTCGCAGGAAGCGTAATAATGGCTCAAGTAATACTTACCGGCTCAGGCACATGGACGCTTCCAGCGAATTGGAACGACGCTGCCAATACGATTGAAATATATGGCGCAGGAGGCGATGGTGCGGCAGGAACGGCTACTGCATCTGGGGGTGGCGGCGCGGGTGGGCCTTACTATGTATTCTCCAACGTACCTTTTGCCACCCTTATTTCTGAAGGCTATGTTACAAATTTAAATTACAACACTAAATTTCTTGTTACTAATAGTAATGTTGCGTATTTAAGTATTGGCACTGCTGATGGCTCAACTTATGGTAGCATACTTTTAAGTGCGGGAGCAAACAATGCTAATGGAATTACGGGAGGCGCTTTTGGTACTGCTACTACAACCATAAATAATGTAGAGTATTCAACGAGTTCTACTGCCCGTGGTGCAGGGGGTAACGGAAGAACAAGCTCAACAGCCGCAGGCGGCGGAGGCGGTGGTGCAGGTGGCCCCAACGGAAATGGTGGCGCAGGCGGAGCAAATAGCACAACCAATCCAACAATAGGCCGAGGCGGGGGTGGTGGTAATGGTGGCACGGCTGGCTCTGGTACATCTGCAACGGCGGGTACTGCAGGTACAGGCGCCGGTGCTGGAGGCGCAGGCGGTGCAGCATCTACATCAGGTAGCGCAGGTGGCGCAGGAACATCAATTTACTCAGGCGGGGGCGGCGGCGGTGCTGGAGACGGTTTGACTGCTACATCCGGTGGTGCTGGTGGCCTTTACGGCGGCGGCGGCGGCGGCGGCGCATCTTCTTTAATTTCAACTGGCGGTCTAGGTGCTGCGGGTATCATTATCATTACCTACACCCCAATAGCAACATCCACCGGCAATATGTTTTTAATGTTTTAGGATAATCATGGCACTTATTAAATCAATTGACACCGACTACGGCATTCCAGCTTCGTACTGGAACATTGGCGCAGTCCAAGAAGACTTCAAAGGCAGGGGCACTGAAGTGACGTTTTACGGCTACGCCTCCAAAGAGGCCCGTGATGCTGGCAAGCAGCCCTTATCCGCAGGCAAAGTAGCGATCTCGGGCGCTGAATACGTGGCAGGTGCAGACCGCACTGCCTTATACTCCATAATCAAGCAGAAGCCCGAATTCGACGGCGCTGCAGGCGCATAATGTTTGATTCGTTTTTTGGCGGTGGATTTTTTAGCGGTGGATTTTTTAAGTCTGCAATAGTTTATGCAGACCAATTGTTGATTAAACTTCGGTCATTTACCGAAAGAAGGAGATTTTAATGGCTATCAACCTTAAAGCAATTACCTCGGTAATGGGCTATCAGCAGATCACTAGCTTGAGTTCTGCCACTCGTTTGACCGTACCACCCCGCGATTTGACTGGACTTGTTGGTACACCTCGCATTGCTATCATTACTCCAGAGGGACAAAACGTGCGCTGGCGCGATGACAATGTGGCTCCTACAGCTTCCGTTGGTATGCCCTTGGCTTCTGGTGTTACCTTGCAATACGATGGTGATCTTTCTCAGATTCAGTTCATTGAGACGACAGCAGGCGCAAAACTCAACATCACTTACTATTCCTAAGAGGTCAAAATGCAAATCTCTAACGATACCCCCGCATTGAACTACATCGAGTATTTTACCAAACAGTTGCCAATTGACTTGGCTACTATGGCTGCATTGCGCGATGAATTGGCTGTCCGTCAAGGCGCTTTGTCTGCTGCAAAAGATGCCATAGCAGACCGCGCTAAAGCTGCTAGTGAACTGGCTGCTGCAAAAGATCAAGCTGCTACTATGGTTGCTTCTGCTAAAGAAAAAGAAGCTAAAGCCAAAGTTCAGTTAGATGATTTAAAAGCCCGTGAAAAATCATTGGCTGATAACGCAAAAGCATTTGAGGCATCTAGCGCAGAGCGTGAAAAAGCGGTGCAAGTGCGTGAAGCAACATCTGACACCCGCGAAATGCACCAGCAACAAACGCAAGAAAGCCTTGATGACAAAGAAGTCAAATTGTCTGCCGATCAAGCTGCTCTTGATGCACGTATCAAAGCATTTCAAGCTAAAGTTGCTGCGCTAAGCGCATAAGGATTCAACATGCCTGCTGTTACTCTTTCTCCTGTCGGTGGCGTAGCTACTCAATTTTTTAACAATAGTGGAGTCATATTGTCAGGTGGCAAGTTGTACACCTATTCTGCTGGAACGACTACATCAGCCACTACTTACACGACTAGCGCAGGTAATGTTGCCCACACTAACCCAATCATTTTAGATTCGGCAGGCCGTGTACCTGGCGGTCAAATTTGGTTGCCAATTGATTCTTCCTATAAATTTGTTGTCAACACATCTACCAATGTTTTAATTGGAACTTATGACAATGTAAGTGGAGCAAACGCAGCAACCGTAAGTTACATCCCCGCAGGCACAGGGGCGGTGGCTACGACTGTGCAGACTAAGTTGCGGGAGAGTGTGAGTGTTTTTGACTTTATGACCGCAGCGCAGGTTTCTGATGTAAAAGCGGGAACAGCGACCGTTGACGTAACGTCTGCTATTCAGGCTGCTCTTAATGCAAAAGGCAGAATTTACCTACCTCCAGGCACATACAGAATTACGTCAACATTAACGGTGTACGGAGATACGGAACTGTTTGGCGCTGGGTTGGGTGTGTCTATTTTGAAATGGTACGGCGCAACATCTGGCCGAATTATTCAAGACAGCAGTTACGTTACGTCAAGTTATGTCAATTTAAACATAATTCTGAGAGATTTTGAAGTTAACGGAAATGCATACGCTTCAAACACGCTTTCTTGCATTGGTATGTATCGCGTTGGAAAAACCAAATACGAACGTTTGTATTTGCACGATGTTGGCGCAAATTTGCTGCAATGGGGATTAAGCCAAACAGATACGGTAGACATTCAAGTCATTGGTTGTATTTTTGAGCGCTGCTACAACGGGGATGCCACACAAGGGGTTGGGACGCGAGTAATTGTCAGGGATTGCTATGCGTTTAGCGCAGGCGATACCTGCTACGCTCTTCTCTATGATTCAAACGCAACGACTAACCCATCTAACTTGTATTCGTCCAATGTAGTTTTTGATAACTGCATAGCCAAAGGTGAATACAACGCTTCTGGAACATTTACAGGAACAGGGCGAGTAAACCAATTAGGTTTTGCATTTGGCCCATTCAACGTCAGCATTAATGCTTACATAACAGTTAATAACTGTTTGTGCGAAAACTTATATCAAAACTGTTGGTTTATTGTTTTTAACAAGTTAAAACTAATTGGCAACACGTTTAAATCGGCGGCTAATCTGCTAACAGGTGGTGTTAGGCTTGATGGTGTTAACAATGCAATCATCAACGGAAATTTTTTTGAAAATTCTTTTGCCAGCGCCTCAACGTATTACAGCTCTTTGTTTTTAAACGCGCAGCGCAACACCTTTGGCGCGTCAACTTTTGACGCCAGCAACAAGTACACCGTGATTAACGGAAACACGTTTGAACAAAATTCAACGCCAGCGGTAATTTTTGCAGTTGATCCAACGTACTCAGTTGTTGTTAGTGATGTGGTTGCCTCAAACAATGAGTTTGCTGGGGTTACGCTGCCATTTCAGTTTAAACCGCTTACTGGTAGTGGCACAAACATCTTTCAAAATATCAACATTAATGGAAACACGGTAAATAGCACCGCCACAACATTTGCCACTGTGTCTGGCGCTGGCGCTCAGTACAGTAATGTGACTTTGGCAGAAAATAACATTGGTTCAATTGCGCCATTGGGCGGCACGGCGGCAGCCTGGGATAACTTCTTGGTTGCCGGGTCAAATTTGCTAAGTGTTTCGGCAGCAGACGGTGTAACAACAACGGTTTTCACCATGCCCTCGGCTGGCTATAACCAGATTCAAGTACAAAGTTCCGTTAGGGCGGCAAGTGTTGCTTACACTGCGGTTGCTACATTGGCATCTAATGCCGGTGTGCCTAAAATTCTTTGGCAACAAAACGGCGCAAATTGCACATTAACTTTGGTTGGTAATGCTGTAAGAGTGACGCAAAGCGGTATTGGTACTCAAACTGTTTATACATCTGTGAAGTATTTGACATGACCAACCGCACCATTTACCTCCGCATCACCCTAGCCCTACTCACATTCTGGTCAACCATTGGAATCATCACATGGCAACTCTTGCACAACTCCTAAAATCCCGCACCGTCTGGTTCGCCCTGCTGCTGGCCGTGCTGTCTATTGTGCAAGGCTACGTTGCCCTGCTGCCCATCACGCCTATCCAACAGATGTTTGTCGGCTGCGGCATTGCGGTGGCAATCACGTTGCTGCGGATTATCACAACGCAACCAATTGCGGAGAAATAAGGCATAATGCCGACAAACGTACTGGTGCGTTCACCAGGGAATCCAAGGATTCAATAAATGTCAGAAGAAACCTTAGCGGAAGTTGACTCCGTGTCAGCTACAGAAACGGCGGCCGTTTCTGAATTGCCTGTAGCGCCTGAAAGCGCACTTGTAGCCGAGAATCAACCCAACGAGGCTGAGGAAAAAAAATTTTCCAAATCCGATATTGAGGAGATTTTTGAAAAACGCATTGCAAAAGAAAGACGGAAATTAGAGCGAGAATACGCGCAACGTGCTGCGGAAACGCAAATCGTAAAGGCTCCAGCAACTCAAACGGTTGATCAATTTGAAAACCCTGAAGCCTATGCGGAAGCATTGGCATATCAGAAGGCAGAAGAATTGATTGCCAAGCGGGAAGCTGCAAAGCACCAGTCGCAAGTTCTCGAAAGTTATCAGGAACGTGAAGAAGCAGCGCGGGACAAATACGATGATTTTGAACAAGTCGCGTACAACCCTAAACTGAGCATTACGAACGTGATGGCTGAGACGATTCAATCTTCGGACATTGGGCCAGAGTTAGCTTATTACCTCGGCTCAAACCCAAAAGATGCAGATCGTATCGCCCGTCTGACGCCTTTTATGCAGGCAAAGGAGATTGGAAAGATTGAGGCTAAGTTAGCTTCTGAACCTCCAATGAAACGTACAACTTCGGCGCCAGCACCGATTTCGCCTGTTACTGCACGATCTTCTGGATCGCCAGCTTTTGACACTACTGATCCAAGGTCTACCAAGACTATGACGGACTCGCAGTGGATTGAAGCTGAACGAGCAAGACAGCGTAAGAAGTGGGAAGCGCAAAACCGCTAACTTTTTTACTTCAAAGGACTTTTTATGGCTAATTCAATCCTAACCATTGACATGATTACTCGGAAGGCTCTCGAAATTCTTGAGAACAACCTAGTACTCACCCGTAACGTAAACCGCCAGTACGACGACAGCTTCGCCGTAGAAGGTGCCAAAATCGGCTCTACACTGCGTATCCGTTTGCCTGACCGCGCTTTGGTCACTGACGGTGCTGCTCTGCAAGTTCAGGACGACAACGAACAATTCACCACTTTGTCTGTTGCCAATCAAAAACACATTGGTGTTAACTTTACCTCCGCTGAATTGACCATGCAATTGGACGATTTTGCAGACCGTGTGTTGAAGCCTCGTATCAGCCAATTGGCTGCCAGCATTGATGCTGACGTTGCCAATGCGTACAAGACCATCGGCAACACCGTTGGTACACCTGGTACTACTCCTGGCACTTCGTTGGTTTTGTTGCAAGCCCAACAGAAACTGAACGAAAACGCTGCTGTTATGTCGCCTCGCTACGCTACCGTTAACCCTGCCGCTAACGCTGGTTTGGTTGAAGGCATGAAAGGTTTGTTCAACCCCACCGACACTATCAGCAAGCAGTTCAAGAACGGCATGATGGGTACTGGCGTATTGGGCTTTGAAGAAATCAATATGTCTCAGTCCATCAAGCAGTTCACGACTGGTTCGCGCAGTGCTACGGCCTCCACAACCACCGGCGCTGCTGTGACCTCTGAAGGTTCTGCTACCCTGACCTTGACTCAAGGCTCGGTGACTACGACCATCAAGGCTGGTGACGTGTTTACAATTGCTGATTGCTTCTCTGTGAACCCACAAACCCGTGAAACCACTGGTTCGTTGTTCCAGTTCGTGGCT